GTCAAGGGCTTCGTAGAAGAGTTTAATTGGCAGCCCGGTGAAATCATACGGTCTAGCGAAGAAGGCTCTGTAGAGCTTCTACAACCGCAGGTACAGATACTTCAAAGCGATACTGCTATTCAGTTCTACATGAACATGATGGAAGAAATCGCTGGTGCACCGAAGGAAGCCATGGGCTTCCGTTCTCCCGGTGAGAAAACGAAGTATGAAGTCCAGCGTCTAGAGAATGCTGCTTCTCGTATCTTCCAGAATAAGATCAAACAGTTCGAGGAACAAATCGAAGAGCGTCTTCTGAACGCTATGCTTGAACTAGCACGAAGGAATCTCTCTGGTGTTACCACAATCAAGGTCTTCGATGACGAACTCAAAGCAGCTAGCTTCAAGTCCCTCACAGTCGAAGATATTACAGGCATTGGTAGAATCAGGCCAGTTGCGGCAAGGCACTTTGCTGAACAAGCCGAACTTATTCAGAACCTTACAAGCCTTAGCCAGTCGCCGATTTACCAAGACATCAAACCGCACATCTCGATGATTAAGATGGCTCAGCTATTCGCTAAAGCCTTTAACGTCGAAGAAGATGGAGTAATCATGCCTCCTTGGGTTGGTTTGATCGAACAAAGCGAAGGCCAGCGTATGGCCCAAGCCTCGCAAGAACAAGTCGCTCAAGCTACTCAAACTGCATCAGGTATGGGACAAGATTTCGATCTTCAACCTAACCCTGCACAACGCGTACTCCAGCCTCAAGGACCACAATAATGTATCCAGCTTGGACTCAGAACCTCAAGACCGAGGAAGAGAAAGAGCACTTCAAACGATCTCTTAGCAGCGCAAGAACTGTATTAGATCGGTTAGTTGAACTTCTCGAAGTAAAAGAACGAGACATTCAATTTTCAGAGAGAACCCAGAAAGCCTACGATAATCCCAACTGGGCTTATCTTCAGGCACATCGAAATGGTTATCTCACAGCAATACAATCAATAAAGAATTTAGTTCTAGACCAAGAGAGCAAATGAATATCTTAGACAATACTAATCAGAATGACCAGATTCAGATTGACCCTAATCAAGACTATCTCGAAGTACTACTCGGACCGGGTGGGAAATACGATGCCGCTAAATACAACGGCAATAAGGAAGAGGCTTTAAAAGCCTTGGCACGAGGTAAGTATGAAGGGGATTTACACATCGAGCGCATGAAAACTCAGCAGGACACCCTTCGGGATGAATATCTGAAGTTTCGTGAGCAGAGTGTAGCCGGACCAAATCTTAAGGAAGTCTTAGACCAATACATGACCGAACTTAAGCAGTCTCAACAGCAACAGCAAACCCCAGTTCAGGAAGACAAGTCCGTGTTCGATGAAACCAAAATTCAGGATATGGTTAAGCAGCATATTGCTGCTAATAAACAACTAGATCGTGAAGAGGCTAATGCCTCAGAGGTAGAGTCGAAACTCCAGCAAGCTTATGGCCCCAACTATAAGCAAGCTGTTAAACAGCAAATAGATTCGCTAGGCATGTCTGTAGATTTCTTCAATCAAATGGCACGTCAAACTCCTAAGGCTCTTTTGAGCACTCTAGGTATTGATGGTCAGAGAAGCCAAGAACTCTTCCAAGCTCCTCCTTCTTCGACTATGCGTACTCCGGTAGGTTCTAATCCGACTGGAGCTAAAACATGGTCTCAGTGGGAAAAGCTACGAAAGACAGACCCAGCAAGCTATTGGCAACCTAAACAACAAGCACAACTGTTTAAAGACCAATCTATCTTAGGCGATGCCTTTGAAGATGGGGACTATAAACGATAAGGAAAAACACGTATGTCAGGCTTTACAGTCTCGAACAATACGGACTTCATCCGCAGTAATATCTACTCTAAGCAGATTACTCGCGCGTTTGAGGACGATTTGTTCGCCATGCGGTTTGTGCGCACTATCACGGATTTTCCGGACGGTTCTACCCTGAACATGCCCCGGCTCGGCGTTGCTGAAACGGCTGACTTTGCAGAAGGTCAGGCGATCAAGTACAATCGCTTCGATACTGGTAATCTTACCTTTACGATCGATCAGTACAAGTATTCGGCTAACTCGATCTCGGCGAAGTTCAAGCGTGACAGCTTCTGGTCTGCTGAAATTCAGGCTGCTTTTGCTCCTGAACAGCACCGCGCCCTGATGAAGGGTTTTGAAGCTCGCGTCTTCAACCGTGCTAATGCTGCTCAGACTGCTTCTAATCAGAACATCCTCAACGGTGCTCAGCATCGCTGGGTTGGCTCTGGTACTAGCAACTCTCTCTCCATCAAGGACTTCTTCCTCGCTGAGCTTGCTCTGCGCGTTGCGAACGTCCCGATGCGCAACCTCGTTGCCGTCGTCGATCCCACCTGCGCTTACGACCTTGAACAGTCGACCAACGCTATCAACCTGCTGACGCCGATCCCGAAATGGGGTGACATGGTGAACTCGGGTCTAGTGTCTGGCTTCCAGTTCCGGTTCAACATCGCTGGCTTCGACGTCTACGTGTCGAACTATCTTGCTCAGAACATCGCTGAGACGGTTAACTCCAAGTCGGTTACGACTGGCGTTGCTAACGTCTTCTTCAGTGCTGAGCCCGGTATGACGACTCCGTTCATCGCAGCCTTCCGTCAGATGCCGACGGTCTTCTCGGAGTTCAACAAAGACCTCCAGCAAGACGAGTTCTTGACGATCTGCGAATACGGCGTGGCTGTGTATCGCCCTGAAAACCTGTGCGTTGTCCTGACGGACAAGGGCACTCGTACCTAAGGAGACTAACATGGCTTATTTGGACAGCTCAGGTCTTTATGTCAAGACTGGTTTGGAACAAACCGTTCCTCTTACTGGTGGTGACTACCGTACCTATGGCGAACTCCGTGAGATTGAGCTAAACCTCGACCTCACCAAGGCTCCGCTGCTCTCGGCAGGTCCGATCATCGTCAACGACCAAATCTTCTTTGAGAAGAATATGGTTGTGCAGGAAGTCGAAATTTACACGACTACTGCTGCGACGGGTTCGACTGCGACTCTGGACATCGGTTTGATCGCTGTGGATCGTGCTACTGAAATCGACTTCAACGGTTTCATTGCCGCGCTCGCACAGTCTTCGACTAACCTTTCTACTGCCGGTAACAAAACCGTCTATACGAAGGGTTCGACCGGTGCTGGTGCACTGATCGGCGGCTCTGCCGTTGGAACTTCTGGTTATATCTGCATGAACTACAATACTGCTGCGTTTACCGCTGGCAATATCAAGGTTCGCATTCGGTATTTCCGGCCCTAATAGATTGGGGAGCTTCGGCTCCCCTTTCTTTTCTTAAGGATTAAAATGACTAACGTAGCTCATGCTTCTTTAACTGGCTCTGAACTCCACGAGCCTAAAGGTGTTTCTGCCGCTCCTCTCGGTACCGTCTACGTCGCTAATGGCGCTGGCAGCGGAAGCTGGGAAAACATTGGTACATCTTCTTTCACAGGAATGATCGCGGACTTCGTAGCTCCGGTTGTTCCTAATGGTTGGCTTGAATTAGACGGCTCCGTGATCTCCACGAGTACGTTCTCAGGCCTTTATGCCGTTATGACTATTACGACTAGCGGATCGAGAACTAACTCTTCGCCTGTCGTGACTTCTATTGCAGATACTTCTCAGTTTAGAGTTGGTTACTTCGTCTTCGGTACAGGTATCAACGCAGGAACTACCATAGTAAGTATCGATTCTGCTTCTCAAATAACTCTTTCTAGTAACGCCACGTCGTCAGGTACTGCTGCGTTTGCAGTCTCACCGTGGGCAATGAATACAGGAACTATTACTCTTCCTAATGTTTCTGCTGCTGGACGCTACCGTCGATCTAGAACTGCTTCGACTGCTGTAGGTCAAGTACAAGCTGATAGTCTTGCGCCTCATACTCATACTGGTAGTGTTACAACGTCTGGTACTACAGACAGTCAAGGCTCTCACTCGCATAGTATAAACGATCCGGGTCATGCTCATAGTGGTACTGCTAATACAGTTGTCCTTGGAAATACCGCAGGCTCCGGTATCGGTGGCGGCGGTTCGTTTGGTGTTACGGGTAATGCGGGACTGAGCATAAATGCAGCGGGAACTGGTATTAGTTTAAATGCTAACGGGGCTCACACTCATAGTGTAACAAGTACTGGAACATTTACCACTGCTTCAACAGGCTCTGTCGAAACACGGCCGGTATCTCTTGTTGTAATGACTTGCGTTAAGACCTAAATGACTAAACTTACTCTTAGCAATCTCCAGAATCTACAGAACGAATCTACTACTATTACGACACTGACGCAAAATAACGTTGCGACAGTGAATGCTCTTGAGAATACGCTATCACGCGATGGCACAAGTCCTAATCAGATGAATGCCGATTTCGATATGAATAGCAATCGTATTCTTAATCTACCTGATGCTTTGACAGACCAAGAACCTGCTACGTTCAGTCAGCTTAATGACCGTATAGATAGTCTAACTAATGGTGCCGTTATATCTGCATCATTTGTTACTCTTGCTAATGATCCTCAGCTTCAGAATGAACGTGTTCTTACGGCAGGTACCAATCTAGGAATAGCTGATACAGGTCCTAGTGGTGAAGTCATTATTTCGATCACTGACCCTGAACTCAACTCTATTGCAAGTCTTACTTCTGCAAACAATCAAGTTCCTTATTTTACCGGTTCAGGCACTGCTGATCTACTGGCTGTTACTGACTATACAAAGACAGTT